AGACACGAAATATAATAATATGTTATATTCTTGGATTAACCAGCATATTAAATCATTTTATGAATCTCTACTTTCTTCTAAAAGTATAACAAAAATAGAGTTTACCGTTGTTGATATATACAATCAATCTCATATTGGAAGATTAATGAATGAAAACAATGTAACTATTTCTTCTACACTTCATTTTTTTAAGGATAATGTTAACAAATCCATCGTTACTAGTTCAAATAATAATGTAGATACTTATTTAGAAAACTTTATAAATGAAGTTTATAAATCTTTGTTTTCTTATTATGAGAAGACAAATAACAAAATAATTTGTCAATTGGATGAACAACCATCTACTTTTATAACGAATAACGATACTGATAACGAATGTTGTCCACTACTACAAAATTCTCAATTGTTGTTAGAAGAAATACCTGAAGAGTTACTTAATTTAATTATTGGAGTTTATCCAAATGATTCAAGTTATAATGATAAACGATTTATATACAATAAACAATTGAATTATTTCCCACATGCAATTTATTATCCAATAACAACAAATGATGTATCTTATTTAATAAATAACTTTTTTCAATATAATTTAGAATTTGCGATTCGTTGTGGAGGACATTCTTATGAACCTGCATCATTGTCAACTGGTTACGTACTAGACGTAACTAAATTACCACAATATATTATTGTAAGCAGTGATAGAAAAACAGCAACAATAAGTCCTGGTTTTAGATTGGGTGATTTGGCGAATGAATTAGCAAAGCAAAACTTACTAATTGTTACAGGAGAACACGTATGTCCTGGTGTTTCAGGTACATCATTAATGGGTGGGAAAGGACCATTATCAAGAATCTATGGGATAATGTGTGATAATATTGTTGATGTAAAAATGATAAATTATAAAGGTGAATTAATAACTGCAAATGAAAATGAAAATTGTGATTTATTTTGGGCAACCAAAGGTGCTGGGAACGGCAATTTTGGTGTAATAACCGAATTTACTATCAATGTTTATGAGGATATATATTTTTATCAAACAATATATCAATGGAATTGGAATAGAGAAGAATCATTAATCATTTTACAAGTATATCAAGATTGGATACTAACCGTAAGTGATAATATTTGGTCAAGTTTCTTGTTTCAATATAATAATGGAATTGCAACTATTAGTTTAAAAATTAATAAATATAGTAAAATACCTTTAATAGAAGATGAGATTTTCGCCGCATTATTTGATCCTACTATAACAAAAACGAATGGGTATTATATACAAAATTTGAATAATTTTATTTCGGGTTGTAATTCACCGAATAATCCTTTTAGTAAAATAAAAAGTTCAATGATATTTGAACCAATTAAACAAGTCGGACTTTTGTTATTAATAGAATCTGTTGAAACCCAACTAAATAATGGCTACAATATTTTATACGAATTGACTTTTTCGCAAATGGGTGGCGAAATAAAAAATGGAAATAGTTCATATTATCCAAAAGATGCAATAAGTGTTTTAAGTTATTTTATAGAATGGAGTAACCCCGAACAAAGTAGTCAATTTACGCAATTCTTAAATGAGTTATACATAAAAACAGAACCATACATATCGTTTTATTGTTTTGCCAATCTCATAGACTATGATATCGTAGATTATATGACAAAATATTATGGAACGAACAAGGAAAAATTAATACAAATAAAACAAAAATACGATCCATATAATGTATTTAAATCAAGACAAAGTATACCTATATATAATTGTTAAATATACAATAAAATAAGTATTGTAAAATAAGTATTGTAAATAAGTATTTTAATAATAAATAATAAACAAGTGTATTATTAAAATAAGAAATAATTTAAACTGATCGTTTAACTTCTTTGGCATCAAAATCGCGAACTATCAAAACGGATGGTAGGTGATTAGTATTAGTAACAGTAATTGTAGCAACTTCATTTGGGATTGAAGAGGGGGTGACTACTACTCGACAGCTGGTGACCGGATCACAATTGCTGACTTCTAGAGATCGTTGAATAAGTTGCTTAGAAGACTCAGTAGCATAAGAGGAAGCAACAGCATCAATATCAGACTCAGACCATGCACTAGCAACAGTTCCGACTAAAGCAGCAGCAACATTAGTGAGAGGATCAGTAACATCATTATTAATAACACTTGATTTAACCGCAAATGCGCCTCCTTGAGTAATGAGGTCTTGAAGCAATGCTTGAACACTATATGCTTGAGTAGAACGTCTGTTTGGTTCAGGTACTGTTTCTCCAAGTTGATCAAGAGTGAGTTCAAAATAATGTTTTATTTCTGCTTCTTTTAGAGCACGTGAAAAGACACCTAGAAAGCCAGGTGTCAATAATTTGGCAAGTTCAGCAACGGGATCTTGGATAACAGGGATATCGTCGTGTCCTTCGTGTAAAGGTTGGGCAGGCATATTATAAAATAAGTATCTAAAATAAATATTGAAAAAATAATAATTATGTAAAATAAATATTGAATAAAGTATAAAGGTATAAGGTAAAAGAATAAGTATTGTGTTTTTTTTGTAGTTAAGAAAAAAACGCATAAAGTAAAAAAAAAATTGAAACAAACAGAATAGAATATAAGCATTTAATTAATAAGTGAATAAAGTGAATAATCCTAAAAAGTGCTAAAAGTGAAAAATGAACTCTACCCTAATGCAAAAACTAGAACGAGCAATGTCTTCTATATTAGAAGAGAATATCGTGGAATGTTCGAAACTATACGGTTTTGACGCATCTGAAGCGATGTCTAGACTAACAATGATGGCAACATCAAAAAAAGAAGTTGTTGTAGTAAAAGAAAAGGTGAGAAAAAGTGTTTCAATTTCAATGCCATTTAACAAAATGTATGTAAAGGAAGAGTTGTGCGTAGGTCTAGAATACAATCATGGTCTGTTCACTCAATGCAAGAATGTGCATTTAGTAAATGAGGTGTTGTGCAAAGGTTGTTTAGAAGAAAGCGTGAGAAGCGATAATGGTAAACCAGTGTGCGGTACAGTAGAGGATAGAATGTCGAAAGGTTTGATGGATTTTCGTGACAGTAAAGGTCGCGCACCGGTAAGTTATTTGAATTATTTAAAAAAGAAAAACAGTAGTGTGGAAGAGGCGAAGAGAATTGGAGAAGAGAATGGTATTGAGATAGAGGAAGAGCACTTTGTGGAAGTGGACGGAAGACGAGGTAGACCAAAGAAGGTAACAGATAAAAGTTCTGTTGTTGTGAAGAGTGAAAAGAGAGGTCGTCCTAAAAAAACGCCAACAGAAGTGAAATCAGTGAAAGTGGTTGACCTGTTTGCGAGTTCAGTGTCAGAGATTTTGGATAATAGTTCGTTATCTTCTGTAGAGGATGTCGTAGAGGAGGATGTAGTAGAGGAAACGATAAATTCAGATGAAGTGTTAGAAACAGTAACGAAAAAAGAGAAAAAGACAAAGGAAGCAAAGGAATCAAAGGAATCAAAGGAATCAAAGGAAGTAAAAGAACAAGAAAAGGAAGCCAAGAAAAAGGCATTAGAAGAAGAAAAGGAGGCCAAGAAAAAGGCAGCAGAAGAAGAAAAGGAGGCCAAGAAAAAGGCATTAGAAGAAGAAAAGGAAGCCAAGAAAAAGGCATTAGAAGAAGAAAAGGAAGCCAAGAAAAAGGCAGCAGAAGAAGAAAAGGAGGCCAAGAAAAAGGCAGCAGAAGAAGAAAAGGAAGCCAAGAAAAAGGCAGCAGAAGAAGAAAAGGAAGCCAAGAAAAAGGCAGCAGAAATGAAAAAGCAAGAAAAAAGTACAAAATCAGCAAAATCAAGTTCAGAAAATGTAAGTAAAAAAGCAGTAGAATCGAAAGAAGAGACTGTTGCAGTAGTAGAAGAAGTAGTCGCAAAAGTACAAGTAGAAGAGTTTACATTTGAAGGAGTAACTTATTGGAAATCAAGCGAGAACATCTTATACGATCCAACGACACAAGATACAATGGGAATTTGGTGCGATAAGACGAAATCAATTTTGCCAGCACCTGAGGAATCAGATGATGAACTAGACGAAGAAGAATATGAATCAGATGATGAATAAATGATGAATAAATGTATATTATATTTTGTATATTATATTTTGTAAATGGTAATAATAAATTGTTTTTTTTCTTGCTGGATGTGTAGTATGTATGGTATATTTGCATATAGATTTTAACGACGAATAATTTGTGACTCATTTCTTGTTTTGCGACTCATTTCTCAATTTGTGACTCATTTCTTGTTTTTAACGCGTTGCTTATGATGACTTGATAGTATGTAGTATATATTTGCATATAGATTTTAACATACCATAATATAGTATTTATAAAAAGGGGATTATATAGTTAAAAATAAAATTGAAATACTTTGATTTAAACATTTGTTAGATAAATTGATTAGAAAGAGAATGAGTTCATCATTAAATTTAAAAAGAGGAAGTCAAGGGTTGTATTACACAATAGATTCAGATAACGAAAATATCGCATTTGATGGTCACTTTCCAATAGTATGGGCAATGAGAGAGTTGAAGGTAATTGATTTTCCAGTTGGTTCGTTTCAAGATCATATTCCAAAGGATACAAAAGTGACAGGTGCATTAAACTGTAATGGGTGCAGAGTATTTGGAAGTTTTAATGGCGTGATAACAAATTATTGTATAAACTGTATGACGTTGTTAGAATCAATCGGAGAGAAATGTGGTTGTTTATGTATGTATCGTATAAATAGTAATTTATGTATTGAAAAAAGTACAGGATATCAATGTCCTTGTAAGAATGAGGATTGTTGTTTTAAGACATATTTAAAAGGAGTAAATCTTTGGGAAATAGGAGATGAATGTATTTTTGAAAAAAAGCGACATAATTGGAGACAAGAATTTGTTAGAAGTGAAGAAGAATTAAAGGAAGAAGAATATAATAATATGATTTTTGAAGACTATCTTGCTGCGATAGAAAACGAAGATATGGTTGCCGAAACAGAATCAGACGAGTCAATTTCAATGCCTGGATTGATAGACTGCTCATCAGATGTCGATGACTCAATGCCTGGATTGATAGACTGTCCATCAGAAGACGATGACTCAATACCTGGATTGCTATACTCATCATCAGACGAGGATGAGTGCTTTTATAGAAGATAGATTGAATATAAATAAAATGTATATGTTGCATTGCTTGTAATAAATTAAAATACTTTCATTACACCTTTTCACATATCAAACGCCGATTATATTTTTTTAGGTAATGTGTTTTATACACTGTAATTAAAAAAAATGAAATACTTTTATGTTTATTTCATAAACATAATAATATAATCAAAATAATTACTAAAATGTCAAAGTCGTGCGGTTCAAAAAGATACATATTTCAAGAAGCAGTAGACCATTGTCGTTGGAAAAGTGTATTGTGTAATAATGTCCTTATGCAGAACGAATTACAAGAAGAGAATTTACATCAATTCGCATATAAACGTTTTGATGAAATAATATTATGGGTATATAATATTTGTGATACAGTTGAGGGTATTGGAATGCTTACCGTTTATGATATAACTTCTGCCATTTGTAGATATAATAAAATAATTATTGACAAAATTTATATTATAGGAAAAGGACCAAAACGAGCAATTAGTTTATTAAATATAAAAGCGAAAACACAAAAAATAGGACGCGTTACATTAAAATATGTTGAAATTCCTGAAATATTGAAGGCATTTAATGAAAAAAACTATGAAATGAATTCACAAATTAGAAATAGCAATAATGGCGACGATTTTGAAACTTATATTTGTAA